AGACCGCTCGGTGAATGGTGGGAACAACAGCACGAGCTGGCCCGCTGGGGTGGCAAATTCAGGGACGGGAATCATTACTCGTTTGAACATAACGGGGTGAAGTGATGCCAGTGTTTGAAGCATTGATCGGGCCGGTCTTGCAGATCGTTGACAAGATCATTCCTGATCCAGAAGCGAAAGCGAAGGCGCAACTCGAACTGCTCAAGCTACAGCAGGCGGGTGAGTTCAAGCAACTCGATGCCGATCTCCAGATCATGCTCGCGCAAGCGAAGATCAACGAAGCGGAAGCCAACTCGAAAGATCCGTTCCGCGCAGGCTGGCGACCCGCGGTCGGTTGGATCTGCGTGACTGGCATGGGCTACACCTACATCGCGCAGCCGCTCTTATCGTGGCTGTCGCTGACTCAGGGCTGGCAGGTGCCGCCATCCATTGATACGACTGATTTGCTAATCATGCTCGGTGGGCTATTAGGATTCGGGGGAATGCGAAGCTATGAGCGAGTCAAAGGCAAGGCCTGACGGGGTGCCAAAGAGCTTCAAGCTCGCCGGCCATACAATCAAAGTCGTTACAGTTCCGAAGTCGCGATGGAAATATAAACACGCCGTCGCACTCTGGGCACCGAACGAATGCAAGATTGAGATTCATGGAGGGCTGCGAGGCACTGCTCGGCAGCAGGCATTCATGCATGAGGCATTCATGCACGAAGCGACTCACGCAATCTTGGATGTCGCAGGTTACAGCAACACACTGAGTCAGGATGAGGAGTTCGTGGACAGGTTTGCACACTTGCTCCATCAGATGCTCTGCTCTTTTGACGAGTGACCTATGGCTAAGATGAAACTCACTGACGAGGAATTCGTCGAACTGTGGCAGCGCTGCAAGAGTGCCGCCGAAGTCGCAAAGATCTCTACGCTACCATTGCGGGCTGTCCACTCTCGGCGCAGGACGCTCGAAGGAAAGCTCGGCATCGCGCTCAAGGCTAAAAACGACAGGTTTCTCGGCAGCAGCGAGCAAGCTAAAAAAGGCAAAGCCGCCTCGGAGTTGGCCGAGACTCGGGCGCGTATATACAAGCGGGATATACCGTTTGACTGCACAGACGGCGTGGTGATGATCGCGAGCGATGCGCACTATTGGCCTGGCATTGTGAGCCTTGCGCACCAAGCCTTTTGCCGAGTCGCGAAGAAATTAAAACCCGCAGCCGTCATTATGAATGGGGACATTCTCGATGGCGCACGCATCTCTCGGCACGCCCGCATCATGTGGGAGAAGCAGCCGGACATGAAGGATGAGATTCATGCGGTGCAGGATCGAATGGCCGAGATCGAGCGAGCCGCGCAGGGCGCAAAGCTACTGCGAACGATCGGCAACCATGACAGCCGGTTCGAGAACTATCTGTCCAGTCGCGTCGGCGAGTTTGAGGAAATGTGGGGCATGACGCTGCTCGATTACTTGCCGCGATGGGAAGCAGGTTGGGCGGTGCATCTGAATCAAGGCAGCGATGCCTGGGTCGCAGTGCGTCACCGGCCGCTCAATGGCGGCGTCCATAGCGCTTACAACTCGACGCTCAAGGCAGGCGTGCATTACGTCCACGGGCATCTGCACAAGCTACAAGTGAGTCCGTGGGCTGATTACCGCGGGCGTCGATACGGCGTCGATACCGGCACACTCGCCGAACCTTATGGCCCGCAGTTCAACTACACCGAAGCGGGGCCGGTCAATTGGTGCTCTGGGTTTATTGTCCTGACATTTAGGGACGGGCGACTACTCCAGCCCGAGATGTGCTCGGTCGAGCACGGTCAAGCATGGTTCAGAGGAGAAAAGGTCTAATGGAAATTATCCTCGGATTTATATTTATCGCACTCCAAATCGCAGACGCGCTTACTACCTACATCATTCTGAAGGGCGGCGGCCGTGAGCTGAATCCGTTCATGCAAGTGGTGATGAACTTTCTCGGCGTGGTGCCGGCGCTTGTCACAATGAAAGTGCTGGTCGTTGCGGTGTTCATGGTCTACGCAGAAGCGATCCCGCTCTGGGTGTGGATGCTGATGGTCATCATCTATGCGGTGGTCGTTGCAAATAATCTCCGCGCAATCTCTGATATGGATAAACTCAAGTAATGCCATCTGCAACGCTGATGTTTCGCTCCCGATTGCATCGGGCGCTTTTTCGTTCTCGTGCCTACAAGCGTCTATTCACTGATCCTAAGACGGGCGAGATGAGCGAGGACGGCGCGACAGTGCTCGCGCATCTGAAGCGTCAAGCGCGTTACGGAAAGCCACCCGCGGCGACCGATCGCACAGGCGCAACGGATATGTACGAAGTCGGCCGAATTGTCGGACGGCAAGAGATGGTGCAGTTAATTGTCGAGGCGCTGCACTTAGACGAAAAGACCTTGACCAATCTGCAAGAGGATATACCTGATGAGTGAAGATCTAGGGTCTGCGGAAGCAGGCAACCCGACTGCTCCGGCAGCGGCACCGCAAGTCAATACCTGGTACGCCACTGACGGACTCGATGAAGGCACAGCCAGTCAGCTCGGCGAACTGGTGAAAGCGAAGGGATGGAAGGGGCCAGCGGATGCGCTGCTCTCCTACCAGAATCTCGAGAAGGTATTCGGCGCGGATAAGGCAGGGCGCACGATTCTTGCGCCGAAGTCTGAGGATGATGCGGATGGATGGGGCGCGGTCTACGACCGACTCGGCCGGCCGGAAAGTCCAGACAAGTACAACTTGCCGGTACCGGAAGGCGATGACGGATCGTTTGCGCAAGCGGTCGCGCCGGTATTGCACGAGCTAGGTCTGACCAACAAGCAAGCGCAAGGGCTGGCTGAATGGTGGAACGGGATGTCAGGCCAGCGCATCGAGCAAGAGCGCGAGGCGTTCATCCAGAAGTCTGAGCAAGACTTTGCGGATCTCCGTCGCGAGTGGGGCGCAGCAGCCGACCAGAATACCGATCTTGCTAAACGTGCGTTGGTGCGATTCGGTCAGGACGCCGGCATCGATGCGGATGGTCTCGAGCGATTGGAGCAAGCGATCGGCACTGGCCCCATGATGAAGCTCTTTCATGCGATCGGCGCATCGTTCGCAGAAGGATCATTCGTTTCGTCGGATGAGCCAAACTCGGGCGCGATGACTCCGCAACAAGCGAAGAACAAAATCGCGACGATGTTTGCGGATGAGGAGTTCATGGGTCGCTACATGAATCCCGATGAGCGCGTGCGTGCGGGCGCGATTGCAGAGATGGAGCGACTGCATCGAATGGCAAACCCAGAATTGCTGGAAGCCTAGTTGCGGGAATAGTAGCGGGGCATTAAGATTGCCGCGTTACCTCCTATATGTGTTTGCCCGGAGGGGAAACCTTCCGGGCTTTTTTAGGATCGGGCAAGTCGTAAGACCCCGCTGACTGCTGGAAAGACAGCCGATCGGTGCGAGCGTATCGCGCAAGGAATTATGGCCCCAGTAATGGACAAGCCTTCCGAGAGTCATTATCAATGGTTTTTTGGAGGGTCTATCAATGGCCGACAATATTGCATCAGTCTATGCCGTCCAATACGGCACTAACATCTCGCTGCTGTTGCAGCAAAAGGGTTCCAAGCTGCGCGGCTCCGTGCAGATGGGTTCGTACAAGGGCAAGCAATCAGAAGTTGTGACGCAGTACGGTGCGACCGCTGCTCGCGCTGTGAGCACCCGCTATGCTCCGATCGTTCCGGTCAACACGCCGAACGACCGTCGCTGGGTGTTCCCGGAAGATTTCGATTGGGCCGACTTGATCGATTCGTTCGATAAGCTCCGTCTCCTCGCCGATCCGCAGTCTGCCTATTCGCAGAACGGGTTGTACGCGATGGGCCGTGCGATGGACGATGTGATCATCAGCGGTATGCTTGGCGACAACAAGACGGGCGAAGCGGGCGGCACGACCACCGGCTTTGACACCAGCAACCAGCGCGTTGCGGTGAACTACGCTGCCTCGGGCAACGTGGGCCTCACGGTAGACAAGCTGCGCGAAGCTCGCCGCATTCTCATGGAGAATGAGGTCGATCTCGACGCCGAGCCTGTGTACTGCGCGATCAGTGCCGAGCAGCACGATGATCTCTTGGGCCAGATCCAAGTGGTCTCGAGCGACTTCAACAGCGGCGCGCCTGTGATGAAAGATGGCAAGGTCATGCAGTTCCTTGGCATCAACTTCATCCACAGCGAGCGTCTGCCGACGACCTCGAGCCATCGTCGTTGTCCGGTGTGGGTGCCCTCGGGCGTTCACCTCGGAATGTGGAACGACATCATGTCAAACGTCACGCAGCGTCGTGATCTTTCTTCTCACCCGTATCAGGTCTACCTGATGGGTACCTTTGGTGCGACCCGCACCGAGGAGAAGAAGGTCGTTGACATCCTGTGCGCGGAATAAGGGAGTAAACGAAAATGGCAGTTGTAGCAGTTAAGTCAACCCTTATCACCAACGCAGATGCGACTCCGGTCGTGCTCAACAGCCCCCGTGTTGACGGTGGGTTCGAGCGCGTCTCGGTAGCGACGGCAGCGATCACCAGCGGCGACAGCGTCGCATCGACCTACCGGATGTTCCGTGTACCGTCGAATGCGGTGATGACCGACCTCCGTATCTACTCGCCTGACATCGGAACGACCACGATCTCCGATATCGGCTTGTATGACACGGCGGCAGCCGGCGGCGCAGTGGTCGATGCAGACTTCTTTGCCTCAGCGTTGTCCCTCAAGGACGGCGCGTTGAACGGCGAGGATGTGTTGCATGAGGCTGCGGTGTTCACCATCGCCAACAGCGGCAAGGAGTTGTGGGACGCGTTGGGTTTGACCAGCGATCCGCACAAGTTCTACGATGTGGCTTTCACCTTGACGGGCGCTGCTGATGCGACCGCCACCGTGAAGCTCGTCGGGCGTTTCGCGGCCTAAGTGGAACGGGGCGGGCTGGGCAACCGGCTCGCCCCATCTCTAACGGAGAGAGAACATGGCAGAGCGTTTTTATGGCATTGATCGTGGCGAGCAAGGTGTTCGCAACGTCACGGAAGGTGCGGCGTCTACCGCCTCAACGGATGTGGAATTGCGTGTCGATCTCGCTGCGAACATGAACAAGGATGAAGTTCTGTACGCCATCGAGTCGATCAAGGACGCAATCGTTCAAGACATTTGGCCTCCGGCTTAGTAGCCGAGGGGGGTTCCCTTGGCTGCAAGTAACGTCGCAATCGCAAACCTCGCGCTGACGAAGCTCGGGGATTTGCGCATTCTGAATCTAACGGATAACACCAAGCCTGCACGCGAGGTCAACGCCGTGTTTGACATGGCGCGTGACTATCTCCAGCGCCGGTTCTCTTGGCGCTTTTGCATGAAGCGGGCGCAGCTCGCAGCCAGCAGCGACACACCGCTCTGGGACTACAGTTATCAGTATCCGGTG